GGGGGTATCCATGCACCTCACAAAATGAAATATAGCATTGTTTGCCCTAAGTCCAGTTATAAAAGGATTTGAAAGAAAGTCGGTTGGAAGAAAAGGAGTGTCTACTGCTATAGGGGTATTAGTGCCTCATGTGGATTCAGGTCGAATTGGAAGCCATAAGTAATATTTTCTTGTATTAATAAGTTAAAGTCTTATATATTATAACAACAATTTAGGAATTATAATGAATCTACCAGATAAATGGAAGCCTTCAAAAGTAAGGGCTTTAGAGTTTATGACAACATACCCAAGTGCTAAGATGGAAGAGGTGGCAGAAGAAGCAGGGGTTAATAAGAACACAATATACCTATGGATGAGAGACCCAGAGTTTGTAGAGGTGTTCTATCAGAAGTACATGGTTTCTTTCGGGTCTAAACTGCCATCTATCTTAAATGCCATGATTAGAGAAGCAGAAGCAGGTAATGTTCAAGCGGGTAGGCTTATTCTTGAGCATTCAGGCAAACTTATAAAAAGAGTAGAAGTAAAGAATACCAAAAGCCCATTTGAAAAGTTTTTAGGTCAAGACGTATACGAAGCCGAGGAAGCAGAGTTTACAGTGATGCCAGAAAGACCAATATACGAAAAGAAGATAAAACCTAAAACAAAGGCTCAAGAGAAGGCAGAGATAGTTAAAATGGAGAAAGCCATAGAAAAACGGAGGGAATCTGCCAAATGGCGTACCAGAGCTATGAAAGTAGGGGTAGAAGTCCTATCCCAAGGTAGAAAAACTCCAAATCAAATCAAAGAATGGCGTGAAAAGGTAGTAAAAGCCGAAAATACCGAAATTCTGCCATAAGTCTCTCTATTATTGGGTTTATGGGGAAAAAGCCATATCAAATCTACAAGTATACCCCCCTACCAAAGCCAGATCAAATCTACAAGGTGGGGTAAGCCCCTTTTTAGTACCCCTTCTCCTCGGTGAGAACATCAAACCCATGTCAAATACAGACTAACCCCTTTATATACTATAAAGGATATATATAAAACTATATACAAAGAATAGTCTATATTTGATATGGATATAGGCATTAATTAATATATATGAATTGGCAATTCAATCTATTAATTAATATCAATACGCTTCTTTGTTGATTCTGCGTGTTCTTTTTTTGGTATCTCGATTCGTAACACTCCATCTTCAAATTTGGCAGTAACATCACTTGATAGATTATCACCTAATTGGAATGAACGCTTAAATGAGGAATGTTTTAGTTCTCTAACAATGTAACGGGCATCTTCATCTTCTAATTGATGTTTATCCCCACTAATTGTTAGTACTCCATCCTCTACGTCGATACCGAGTCGTTCTTTCGTCATCGAGGGTATTTCAGAGACGATTACGACACAATCGTCATAATCAACTACGTCTACCTTCGGGAAAGAACCATGTTTGAAGGAAATCCCAAATTCTTTTTGGAAATTTGGAAATTGTCTTTGCACAATCTTATCGAACATTGTGTCAAAGGGTGTTAGGAATTCATCTCGATTGAAATGAATTGGTACGGTTGCTATTTTCATCATTTACTCCTGTTATGCAAGTTGGCATCCTCATTATGAGCGATGCGTAAGAAACTATTTAATAATTAGTTCTAAGTTCTTCGACAAATTCTTCTTCGATGCCTTCAAGGAAGCCCCATTCTGCCGAAACGACGGATTCTCTTACATTGAACGAACTGCAAGCTGGGCATTCTTCACTATACTCATCACTGTCAATAGCGAGAGTATTCCAATCCCATGCACATTCGTTACAAACCCATCGTTTTATGTTATAACCTTTCATATCTCTATTGTATCGTTAATCTCAATATCTTCTGGCATTAGCTGGCAGTAACAATATTCCTTACAGACACTCCACCCGGAAGCGGGCATACCTCTTGATTCCCAGCCTTCCCAAGTGTCAAGCTCTCCAGCCCTGCTTTCACAATCTGGGCATATATTCTTAGAGACGGTAATCCATCTCAACTTTCGCCCCATTTCTCCGCTTCTGCGGAATGCTTGGTTAATTCCTCCAACAATTCCTCGCTTAACCGATTTGGAGAATTCTCCAAAGATTCTTCCCTTACTCCTAAAGTCCGTATCAAGAACCCCAATAATTGATTGTTCGCTAACACCGCTTCGTGTAAGTCGTTCAATTTCTTGTCCAAGTCGCTCTGAGAAGATTCGCACGTCGTAAGAGAGTCCGAGAGCAACCCATAAAAGTATTTCTCTATCTTTGTCATCTAATCCTTCTTTATCTGCCATAATATACTCTAAATTATGTTTTTAATACAAGTGGTGATTTACGACTGAGAGATTTTTTCATATTAGAAATGAGATTCTTAATACCATCTTTAGCCTTAGAAATAACAATAAACTGTCTCTGTGTTACTCCGTCACCAGTCTGATGGACTATCCCATATCCTTTAAACTCGATACCGCCATCTGTTGGCTTGATACTATCATGTAATGCCCCAGTTTCATACATTGGCGGGCTTTCTGGGTTCCCTCTTCTCTTCCTTCTTGCTTTTGTAGTTGGCAGTATGTCTGGATTTACCTTACCGCTTTTGATATAGTCTTTGGAGACATCCACAATCTCTTCTTTTGAGCTACTAAGGAATCCGTCGATCAGCTTCGGAATATCACTGGCAAGTTTGCCGAAATCAACCCCGACTTTTATCTCTAACTTCATTCCAGAAATCCTCCCCTAATTTTTTTGCTTCAAAGTATTTATCTTGATACTGAAGGATAATCCTCTCGACCTGTCTTTCTCCCCAAGCGACTGGATTTTCGATGATTTCCTTAATACTTCCTTCTAAGTTAATCTCAATGTCATTGATTTTGTCCAGTTTCCTGACGGAATTGAGCAAAGATTGACTGTTTTGATTCGCTGTCGTTTGTTTGTCTGTTGGCATCGATTATTCCTTGTGCTTGTTCTTCGCTTAAATCTTTATTATCCCTAACCATAATTTTGGCACGGGTAATTAGATTCTGCTCCAAGTTAAATTGGTCTTTTAGTATTTGGTCTTGTATAGTCGTCGGATATTCCACTTCCTCGAAATCAATTCCAAAATCTTCAGGTAGCATAATTCCATTATATTCAGCAATAGTTTTTTCCACAGAATAAAAATCTTTTTCATATAATCTCCATAAGGCTATGTCGTCAAAGTAATCTTCTTTCCTCTCAAGGTCTTTAATCATTAGTGAGATACCTGATGGCACTTCACCGCCTGATTCTGCCCATTGAACCCACAGATGGTTATTTGATGCGACGAGTTCAATTTGAAATTTAATATTATTTATCGCTTCTGCAACATTTCCACTCGGGGAAGTAATGTGGTATTCCCCCTCATCACCCATATCAAGAATTTCATTCGAGCCTGTTCTCATGGATTGTTGGTCACTTCTCATGCCTCTGACCCAAGGCTGTCCAAACATATTAAATCTCATGCCAAGATTCATTTCAGTAAGCCCAATATTGACTTGCTCGTTACAATTAATGATGTCGCTTGCACCCTCAACAAAGAAAGAATCAATCTGGTCTTCTCTGTGAGTAAATACAAAAGGGAGGATACCGTAAGGGTTCAAAGATTCATTTAAGACCTTCCCATCCTCATCAAGAACGGCATACTTCTCCGAGTCCCAATATCCCCATTGCAACCCGACTGTATTAGATAAATCTGCCGTTTTGTTCAGGAGTGGGTAGATAAGAGCCTCTGGCTTGAAAGGATTATCACCAAAATATGTTTCAAAGTAATAAATTGGTCGATAATCAAATTTATTATCATTCCAAAAGACTCTATTGGCAATAGTACCTAAAAGTCTGGTCATTCTCTCTGAATGCTTCATTCGTACATCTTTTGTAGGTATTAGGTCGTTATATGTGTCTGTTGCATCACCTACGGTGCGATTTGCCCCCAATGTGTATATCCTACTTATTTTATTAATAAACTTTCGTGTGAAGTTTGTAACTGATGGTGGTATTTCAGAGAAAGCATCACCAGAAAAGTACGATTTTATGTAAGATTCAGTAGAAGTTCCTGAATAATAGTCCAGAAATTTCCTTATTTCCTCTCTTTTCGCCTGAGAGTTCATAAGTTTAGCTTCTGTCAGTTTATCTCTAATTAATTGTTCAATCATCTTTGAATCCTTTTCATTACTTTATTTTTCATGGGAAATCTATTTGTGATGAAGTATCTAAACGCATCACACCCATGATCGTGATAACCGTCTTTTATAGGTTCTTCTTTAATGGGTTTGCCATCTTCGGTCTCTGGATAGCGGTACTCTTCAAAGTCTTGAATTACATCGGTACACTTCTTATCCACATGAACCCTTCTTGTTTCGTCTGCACTTGAAAAGAAACCTCTTGCGTATGACACACTTGAAGTTATATTACGGCTAAGTCTGTCTCTCATGCACAGGATTCTTATTCCGCTTCTTCTAAAGATTTCCATATCTCCAGCACCGCTTTGTCCTTGGACTGACGAGCCAGCAGGGTCGCCATAATACGAAGTTATAGGATAGCCTTTAATTTTAATCATTTTGATTAAATCTTCTGTTTTAATATTTTCTTTGTGTAAAATAGAGTCGAAAACCCTAATGTGTTCAATATCTCCGACCCATTCTGTCTGAATAAAGAGAACCGCTGGCATTCTATAGCCAAAATCAATCGAGCAATAAGTGGGTAAATTGGAATCATAAGAGAAGTCACCAACATCCAATTCCCTGTCAAAATCCCAAACTTTTCCTTGAAATATTGAAAATTCAGCTCCAAATTCTTGTCCAAATAATTCTTTTGACATATTTCTTTTACGCTCAAGAATAGCAGGGTCTCCCAGCCCAAGGGGGAATTCATGCTGATTTACCCAAGACGGAGCAGTGTGACTTTCCCATTCTTTGTCATTTTTCCCAAGTTTGTATAAATCCCAAATCCAATTTCTTCCTTCTGGAGTTGTGATAAAAATAACCTTACCTTTTCTACCTGCGACTGTTGGGGACAAATACATATCCCAAATCTTCTTGTTCATCTTAGCCACCTCGTCAATAACGAGTAAATCTAAACCTTCCCCTACAAGAGAATCTGGATTATCGGCAGACATCCCCTCTACGGTAGTCCCCCATTTGAATTTAATGTACATATCTTTCTCAGATGAACGTACAATATCTTCGCTATGTCCAATTACCATTCTCTGCCAGATTTCCCTAAATATCAATCTCGCCTTCTTGTAAGACATACCGACGACCCAAATTCTCTTATTTGGCTGAGATGCCATGTAGGTAGCTTCCATAGCACTCGCCCAAGTCTTTCCAAATCTTCTCCCACAAACCATAACGTGGAATCTGGCATCGGGTTTTGATGGGTAATGTAGGGATAATTGCCCATCATGCGGGGTGTATCCAAGATATTCAAACCACTTTATTTTAAAGTCGTAATTTTTTTCTTGCATTATAGTTATAATTAATGTACATTATAGTATCTATTTAATGCAAGACTTTACTTGCCGAACTAAAAAACTCACTAAAGAGGTCAAAATGTCAGAAGAAAAAGTAGTAGAATCAGTCGATACAGACGTAAAAATGGAAGAAGGGACAAAACCCGAAGAAAATGGTATACCTCGTTCAAGGTTAAATGAGGTCATTGATGAGCGTAATGCTCTCCGTGACCAATTAAAAACCTATGAACTGAAGGAGGAAGGTGCTAAGAAGGCAGAACTCGCAGAACAGGAAAAGTGGCAAGAATTGAATGCCGAGCTTCAAAAAGAAGTTGATTCCTATAAGCCTTTCAAAGATAAATATGATGCTTTGGATGGTCAGATACGAGGGGAAGCCTTGGGTAGACTTCCTGAATCTAAACAAGAAAAATTTAAGAATCTTAGTACGACTGACTTGCTAAACGTAGTTGATGAATTATCTGTAAAGCCAAACCCACCTGACGGTGCTGGTACGGTTGATACCAAATTATCGAAAGATGTTTGGAAAAATATGGATATGAAGGAAAGACGTAGTAATTGGTCTGCAATATTGGATTCTTATAAAAGATAGGAGTCATTAAATGGCTAACGTAACCGTAACCACTGGGGCAAATTTTATTCCCGAAATGTGGTCTGGAGCGATTTTAGATTATGCTGAAGCTCAATTCAGTCTAAAAGATCGTGTAACAGACTTTTCGAGTATGCTTGCTGGTGGCGGGGATATTCTCCATATCCCAAAAGTAACAGAAGAAACCGCTTCTGCTAAATCAGCAGATTCGGAAGTTACTTATTCCGCTAATACTGATGGTAAAATCGACCTCTCTGTGAACCAACACCACTACGAAGCAAAACGCATCGAAGACATCGTGAAAGTTCAAGAGAGTGCAGATTTATTCTCAATGTATGCCCGTTCAATGGGCTATGCTATTGCAAAAAAAGTTGAAAACTATATTGCAGTAGATACAATCCAATCCGCAACTGGTAATGATACCGCACTTGGAACAGATAATCAACTAACTTCCGCTTTATTGCGAAGTGGCTTGGTTAAAATGCTGAGTGCTAATATCAATTACGCTGATGGCAACACATGGCTATATGCTTCTCCTGAAGTATATTCCTACTTACTGGGTCTTGATGAGTTTGTTCACTTCGATAAACGAGGTGACGAAGCTGGTCAGGTTTCGGGAAAAGTCGGTTCTGTATATGGCATGCCAGTTCATGTCAGTACAGATTGGGATGACGATGGCGGTACAGGTGATGAGACAGCCTCGGTTTTTAATCGGGAATCTGTTTACTTTGCAATGCAGATTGCACCAAGAGTGCAGTCTTCCTATGATATTGATTACCTCTCAACGAGTGTAGTCGCTGACGTACTTTTCGGGACTGCTTTGTCCAAAGGTGCAAGTTCAACTTCATTAGGAATTGTTAATTTCACTAATCCGTAATAGATAGTTAATTGGGCGGTTGGGAAACTGACCGCCCATTACTTGGAGACCAAATGATATATTTTATAGATAAGGCTGGACACATGATAGGGAAAAATGCCCCGACATCTGAACAGGTGAAAGCCTATAAAAAGGTAGGATTTAAAGAATGTGACGAGGATGGCAAGATAAAACAGGCTAAGAAGAAAAAGAAATGAAAAGATTTGATTATTGGTGTGAGCCATGTAAGTTTAAATTTGAAGAGCTTGTGAGAGACGATACTCTGGTTGAGTGTCCTAAGTGTTTCACAGGTAGCGTAAGGAAACTTATATCTGCCCCAATGATCCACATGACGACGATGTCGGATTCAACACTAAGGGAAAGTTTTTCCGACGACTTTTATTAAATAATTAAAACGAGATAGCTATGGGAAAGACCCGCCCGGTAAGCTAGTGGGAGTAACAAGATGGCAAAAAGAGAAGTATCGCATTCAGTAGTCGAGGCTCTGAATACGGAAACATCAGCACAATACGACGTTCAGTCAGTATTAACAATTTCAACAACTACAGTATCAACCTCAGTCGGTAAGGACTATTCTCATGTATATTTACAGCCAAGCAAAGATATTTACTTTACATGGTCTACGTCTAATTCAGATGCAATAAGTGCATCAAATGACCACTTTATACTTGGTGGTTCAGATATTTACATTTTAAGAATCCCTCAAGGTATAGGTACTACAGTGTACCTCCAGTTACAACGAAAAGGCGGGACAGATTCATCCGTCAGAATGACGTTGGCATAAGATGTTATCGGGAGGTTTGATTGAAAAGGTCGGCACGGTTGAGGCTGGCGGTACAATAACAGGTGATTTAACAATAGAAGGGGACTTGACTGTTGAAGGTTCCTCTACTAATTTATATGATGAGATCGTTGAGGGTGGATTTGTAGTAGATGCTACAGATACCGAAGCACTTTTAGTAAGGAAGGCGAGTGATGGTGGTGATGTATTCACGATTGATACATCTGCTGAGACTGTACGAATAAATTCACATGATGGTTCATCAAAAGGTTTAAAGCTCGGTTCTACTCTTGTAACTTCAACGGCAAGTGAGCTTAATATACTTGATGGGGCGAGTTTATCGACAACTGAATTAAATTATGTTGATGGAGTAACTTCTGCCATACAAACTCAGATAGATACAAAAGCACCTCTGGCAAGCCCAACTTTTACTGGGACAATCACCATAGGTAGTGCTGGAATTAGCGAAGCTGAATTAGAAATATTAGATGGGGCTTCCCTATCGACTGCTGAATTGAATCTCTTAGATGGGGTTACAGCTACAACAGCAGAGTTAAACTATCTTGATGTTACAACTCTTGGTACTGTAGAAGCATCAAAAGCGGTAACTGCTGGTGCTTTAGGGGCTATTAATTTCAATAGTGGCAATTTAACTAATGTCGATATTGATAGCGGTGCGATTGATGGTACAAATATTACAGTCGGTAGTGGAAAAACCCTTGATGTGTCAAGTGGAACACTTACTTTGGCAAATGACCAAATTAGTGGTGATAAAATTAACGGTGGGACTATATCGGTATTTACTTCCACTGGTATTGATGATAACGCATCATCGAATGCTTTAACTATAGATTCTTCTCAAAATTTAGCATTAACATCTGGAACTCTTACAGTTTACAGTGAGATTAATACTGGTGCTGGCAATAGAGATATTCATTTAAATCCACATGGCACGGGTGAAGTATCTGTTACCGCTACATTAGATGCTACTGCTATAAAAATAGCAAGTGGTACTGCAATGACTGCTATCAAAGATGAAGACAATATGGCATCAGATAGTGCTACATCTCTTTCCACGCAACAATCAATTAAAGCATACGTAGATGCAGTAACAACCTCTTTAAATGCTCAAGACTTAGATTTCCAAGGAGATTCTGGCGGTGCATTAAATATAGATTTAGATACAGAAGTTTTAGATATTGCTGGTGATGGTGCTGGTATCACTACAGCGGGTAGTGGGAATCAAATAACTATTAGCGGAGATCACGACTCATTAACTAATTTCGTAGCTAACGAACACATTGACCATTCAGCGGTAAGTATATCGGCTGGAGGTATTTTATCTGGCGGTGGAACGATAGCTTCTAATAGAACAATAACATTAGCGAGTTCAGATGTTGTGCATGATAGCACGACTGGGTTTGTAGCTAATGAACATATAGATCATAGCTCAGTAACATTAACCGCTGGAGATGGATTAAGTGGTGGTGGTGACTTAACATCATCGAGAAGTTTTGCAGTTGATCTTAATGAATTAACAACCGAAACAACTATCGCTGATGCAGATTTTATTGCGATGGTAGATGCTACAGATGATGCCTCTGGTAAAATAACATTTGAAAATTTAGAGGATGCAATATTTAGTTCAGTAAGCGGAGATGTATTGATTACTGAAGCAGGAGTAGCCAGTATTCAAGCTAATTATGTAGGAACCATCACAGGTGGAACAGGGATTGATTCAACTGGTGGGACTACTGGAGAAGGCACAACTCATACACTGAGTATAGATTCTACTGTAACAACTCTCGCAGGGTCACAGACTCTAACAAATAAAACATTAACCAGTCCTGTCTTAAATACTGGTGTATCAGGTACAGCGGTCAAGGATGAGGATACTTTTTCAAGCAATTCAGCTACACATTTAGCGACTCAGCAATCTATTAAAGCATATGTTGATTCAGTCGCCCAAGGATTGAATGTTAAAACTTCATGTGCTGTTGCAACTACGGCAAATGTTACCTTATCGGGTGAACAATCAATAGACGGTGTTACTACCTCTACATCAAGAATACTTGTTAAAGATCAATCTACTGCTTCACAAAATGGTATTTATGTAACCGCTTCTGGGT